ATATGTATCATCTGGTATTCTAACACTACCAATTCCATTCGGATCAAGGTTAATATTCCCGTCAGTGTTTGTTGATGATATGGTATTTAAATCAATTCTTAAATTATCTACGTTCCACTGATCAACTTTTAAAGATTCTGCTCCAGCGAGTCCACTATTTGCTGCTGGTGCAAGAATTGCAATAACTCCTCGATCACTATTCCTATTATTTGCAGAGGATTGTCCATCAATGGTGCCTGGCACGTGATCCATCATGGATGTATAGTAACGTCCACCAACGGAACGAACATTACTACCATCATCACCTAGATAAATTCTATCTTTATATTGATTTGTCCCTGATGCGCTACTAATTCCTGCAATATAGGCAAGCTCTCCCCATTGTAGACTTCCAGGTAAAGTAGTACCAGAGGATCTTTTGATCCTAATAATACTTGCCATTAAAAGTTACCCCCATTGATGTCTAAATTCTGTGTAGCCCCTGGTGTCAGGGTTAGTGTTGCTTCCCATTTTTGTATGGCACTATTATAAACAATAACCATTCCATTTTCTAAAGTGCCAGCACTAACATCACTAAGTTCAGCTAACGAAAGGCCCTGAGCACCAGCGAGAGAAGATATGACTTTTATCGCAGGTTGTTGCCCTACTCTGACCTTAATTTCTGCCATTTATAAACAGTTCAGGATCTAAAATATATTTATACTCAATCAATTCCAAGAGATGAAAAAGAGGAAACAACCTCTTGTTGTTTAAAATAAAGTTTTACATAAGATTTTGCAATATTTTTAAGAGTATCTAAGCAATCGATATCATCAATTTCAGTAGCAATTTTAAAATATTCAAAACTTTTACTTAGATTTTCTAACTCAATTTTATTTGGATCCATTAGTAATCTCCCGTAGTAAAGACTTAATTTCGGCAATATCACTTTTTAATTGATCTAATTCATTTTTTTCTTTTTGTCTTTGTTCTTTTAATCTAATATATTGCATGTAACCTGATTTATCAGTGTTAATAATCGCTCCAGTATTAGAGTCTCGAAATAAATTATGATTCCCTTCAACTGGAATTAAATTTTCTTTGTTTTCTTCAATGCTCATGTTATGCTAGGGCAATGCATCTAAAATCTTTTAATTTTACAGGAGTTGATTCATTTGTAGATGACATAACAATTTTGATACTAAAACCATCAAACTGTGGGAGATTATTGACACTAAACTGATATTCAGAAAATCCATCAGGATTATCAGGTCTCACAAATGCATCGGATCTACCACTATTTTTACTCATATCAAGTACCCTATCACCAAATCCATCACCATCAGTATCTATTAAATTATCATACCCAGGAAAAGGTGTAAAACTTTGTTGAACTTCACTTGAATCTGCTCTAATTAGACGATAGAATACTCTAAAATCAGAACCTACTTGACGATTTGCTCCAATTAAAACTTTTAAACTAGTTGCAGGTTGTTGAAGTGATATCATTTGAGTTACAAAAGTTCCGCCGTGAGGATCTCCCTCAATATTATTAGATCTACTATCTAAAACATAATCGGAAATGGGATTGTTAGATCTATTTCTACCTAAAATAAAAGTTGAGTTTTGAATATCCATTACTGGTGATAAATTTTCATCTTCTGTTGCAAAATTAACTCTTAAAGTTAATGATTTATTTAATGGAAGTGTAGTTAGTCTAGTTGTTTCATTAATTTTGGATGCAACTAATCTAGGTGTTGGTAGATGAGTGACAGTATTTAACGGCACTGGTAGGTATCCCTGATCAATGAACGATGACTCATTTCCACCAGCACTAGTTCCAGAAACCGTTCTGATCTGAGCATTGGCTGTTGTTCCTTTTCCTGGAGTAATTACATTAAACATTGGTTCAATAGAACTAAATTGGTAATTTTGAGAAACTCTAACACTTGTATCTCCAAATCCTTTTTGTGCAGCAAAATTAAGCATACCTTGACCACTATTTCTAGATGTTGGTGATGTTCTATCAAATTCTAAGAAATAATTATCAAGATTGGAACTTTGTGTATTATAATATGTTGATGGAATATCATAAGTTTTATTAATTCTCATTAATGAGACACCATTAACTTCATATGGTTGAATAAAATCGGATGTGTCATGTGCAGTTTTAATTGTTCCATTTAAATTTCTACCATCAATTGTAAGAGTTCCTGCATCACCAGAAACTTGAGATATGCTACTGTAAGATACAACTTCATTTTGTATTAATGCATACCCACGACTTGTTGTAATACCTTCAAATGTTGAAAAAACTGTGGTGTTAGCAACAGAAACAACAGTATCATTTAATCCAAAACCTGCAGTTAATGCAACCTTTTCTCTATCTGGTTTAATATTAACAACTTCAATTTTATTATTTCCACCATGATGTGCATGATTAAATTGTTTTACTTTAAATATGTTACCAGAATATTCGTTACTAATTAGACTAGATGAGGTTGTAGTGCTCACAGCAATACCTGTGTTAGTTCTTGATGATTCTAAAGTTGGACTTGTATAACGAACAATTGTGGCAGAACTTGTAAAATGTTCTCCCTGAACATTTGTCAAGTAAATATTGTCAAATGTTCCTCGTGTTTGAACTCCAAATTTTCCACCGCTTCCAGACCCAACGGAACCTGTTGTAATACCAAGAATTTCTCCCTCAACATAACCATTTCCATTAGAAGTGATTGTGTGATTTAAAATTCTTCCGCTTGAGGAAAATTCAATTGTTGCCTGAGCACCGGTTCCTTTCCCAGAAATAGAGAAAAGTGAAACTCCTGTATATGTTCCAACAGAATATCCTGCACCCACTGCTACGGTAGTTACGACTCCAATTGGACCTCCAAGATTTTCAATAATACCTGTTATGCTTGGACTAGTTCCCTCACCTATTCTTACACCTGGAATTAGATTTGCAATATCAGATCCTGATGGTGTACCACTAATTGGTAATTTTAATTTTCTAGGTAGACCTTCAATTGGATTTGATTCTAGAACCGCAGCATTACTTCCACTAGGAGTAATGTCTGTGTTATAAAAAGTTAATGTTCCAGAGGAAACAAACTTTGCCTTATACAACTTAAATGTTAGGTCTTGGTATTGACTTGCTGTCCAGATTGTTCCATTTTGGGATTTAAACAAACTTCCACCAATATATTGCTTAGAAACAACAACATTTTGAACATCGGGAAGATTTTGTGTTTTTACAGTTTTTTTGCCCATTGTGGCACACCACATTTCATATGCATCCGATGCAGGAGAAAGAATAACTATTGCATATTCCTTGTTTGCTTCCAGATATACTGGAGATGGGAAACGAACACGAGTTGGGATCGGATTAAATGGGTCAGCAGTGTTAATTTGAATATTTTCTGGATTTATTGCAATCTGTGTATAATCCTGCACTAAGAATTGTGTTGGAGTTCCAAGTTCAACAGTTCTAAGTTCAACAAAAACTTTTGCAGTTGGATCTTTTGTTGCGAAGTATAAATCAAATGATGTTAAGAAAACTCCCTTTCCATCAACAGTAAATGACTGTGCCAAAGGATCTCTATGGGGTGCAACAACAGAAATTTGAACATCTGTTGGTTTTGGTGCTGGTTTGGGTGGATTTCTAACAGAAACTCTACTTGTTTGTTGAGTCAAAATTGTTCCACTACCAGCATATGTGCCAGAAGCTTCACTGGCAAATGTTGTTGATCCTGGTAATGGAGTTACTCCTGGAGGAACAGCGGTAACTTTAAATGTTTTTGTTCCGGTCGTAACTTTAACTGGTGGGGGAGGTGTGGAATTAGGTTCTCTAAAGAAAAATGATCCTATAATATCTCCCCAATTATCACTAATTAATTCTGCTCTGGTAATTGTTGCTGTGGCACCACTTGTTTCACCAACAACGGTGGCACCAGGAACTACATATCCGTAAAATCCTTGCTCTGTTGCAAGGGATCTTACGCCAAAATTAATTAATTTTGATGATGCAGAGTATGTGGTTGCTGGAGCAGGACGAGTTCTATCATACATATCTACACTATATTCTTCAACGAGAACGGCAGGAGATCCCAATCCTGCACCAATATCTGGTCTAGTAGTATCCCCAAATTTATGATTAGGTCTTTGAATTCTAATGTAACCAATCTGATTTCCACCATAAAAAATTCTTGCATTTTCAAATACTTGGAATGTTCCAGATCCCATTGTAATTTCACAAATTTTTGGAACAACATCAAGTTGTTGACTGTCCAAATAATGATAATGTTTAGTGAATGGTCTTAATCCATCAGATGCAAAGTAAACATTTCTAGAACGCATGAATGCATCTACAGTTCCTGATACTTTAACATCTTCAACGTAATTAAATTCTCGTGCTGGGCCAGTTAATTTTGGTGTGTATTGGGTGGTTGTTGTAGTTGTTGTAGTTGTAAAAGCTCTTGTTCCAGTTTCTCCACGGCCGCCTCCCTTATTATACGTTACGTATTCTGTTTTATTATCAACATTAGTATTAACTTTTGCTTCCTGAACCCATTCAGCTCCAGTTGATTCTGTTCTATGGTTATCAATATAAATTGTTCTTACCCAGTTATCTGAAGCTGGATCTAATTTAACTCCACCAACATAAACAATAACATTAAATGGATTAACATTTTCAACATTTGTTGCATGTGGTTGATCAATCCAACCAACTTCTTCATATTTAAGGGTAAGTAAATCTCCAGTTTTTTGAATATTAGGATCAAGTAATTTTACGTTTTGTGTTATATCAACCTTTGTCCTATCAACACCAGGATCAAACGCTAATTCGGCGGGTATTGACCAGAAATCAATAGGGACCAGTCCCATAGGATCGGATTTACTTGTATCTATCGTTGTATATCTTGGGTCAGCAAGAGATTTATCTTTAAAATCAGTAACGATAAATCCTGATTTAAACCTATTAAAACCGTTTGCATCGGTAACTTCTATTGTGCTTGCCTTTAATTCAAGCAAACTTAAACTAGTGGTTGTTTCTAAATTTTCAATTCTTTCTTCAAGTTTTGCAATATCGCGCATTGTAAATCTTCTATTATCTCTTAATAGAATTTTTGGATCTTTTTGAATATTAAAAATATACGCTGGATATCTAATTTGTGCCAATTCCATAGCATCGTCTGCAAGGAACGGTGCTCTTGGGTCATCACCTGGTTCTCCTTGAACAACTTCAACTTCACTAAATCTATTAATAGTTACTAAATCAACTCTGGGTAGATAATAACTGTAACCAAGAAGAGTAGTTTCGTCTGGTGAAATTACATATTTAAATGTGCTTTCATAAGATCTAGAACTAAAAGCAAATGGTGATGCTAGTGTTGCGGAGTTAAACTCTTGTAGTCTTGGTCTAAAATCTAAAACATCAGAACATCTTGTCCCATCTGGAACTGATGGAATATCTTTAGAATATCTATCACTTGTATAAGAATTTACTGTAAAAAGATCTCCACTATTTCCTGAAGTTACCCGATAATGATTAAAAATGACTAATAATTGGCGAGATGGTACAGCAGCACCATCTCTCCTTCTTAATCTTGAATAGTCACAATATTGATTTTTATGACCTTTATCTAAAATGTAATTAGGAGTTCTATTTACATAACTACCACTCTTTACATCCTGAACAGTGGAATTTATTGAAGAATCTTTAAATTCACATACTTCTCCTATTTGAAATGTATTTTCATTAAGATATACAAAATCTATGGTTGTAGATGCTGTATTAACAACTTGTCCAATTGCCCTACTAGTTTTTCCAATTAATTTTTCACCAATGATTGAATTTGTATCCAATGATAAACCAGTTGAAAATGTCAATTGATCTAAAACTGGAGCAGATGTATTTGTTGACTCGTAAATTGCAACTACATTAGCAACATCTGGAACATTTAGAGATATTTCATTATCCTCAACTCTTAGACCATAAAATTGACTTGTACTAAGTCCCGTAACTGTTGAAACTCCACTTGTTCTTGTGACAGAGAGTTGTTTACTTCTTATAAAGTTTTTAGATTTAGATGTTACGTTTCTCTTTCTTAAAGTAACTATTACCGTTACATTGGACTGAGAGGTTCTTAAATTAGTAAAAGCAACAGAGTTACCATCCGTTCCTAAAGTAAATTTACTGTCTGTTAGTTGATCAATTGTACCATCACTGTAATGAACTGAGTATCTTTCTGCATCGAATGCTTCAAAGAAAGTACTAGTAATTCCTGAAGAAGTATCTAGTGCATCTGCAGCAGTTATGGTGAGAGATCCTGCAGCACTAGTTGTTTTTCCTGTGATTTGTTTTGTTATTGTAAGATTTGATTCTGAAAGATTAACAGATGCAATTTTTGTTTTAGGTAAATTGGCATATAAATTAGAAGATGTAAGATTTAAAATCTTTGGTTCCATGATGAAAAATGAAGAATCTCCATTATCAACGTTTGATCTGCAAACACCTGTCACACTTGCTGGAGCGGCGGCAACTGTAATTGAAGTGTTATCGCTGGAAATGGCAGTAATTCTATTAAAGTTAGGGTCTGTTTGACCACCAGTTTGATATCTAATAATAGACTCTGTTTTGATTCCTGTGGTGACATCAAAAAATCTTCCTGGAACCCTTCCAGTGGTTCCAGAACTAATTGTTAATTTATCAGCAATTCCAAAATTTGGTGGAATCCTAGGATACAATACAGTATCAGCTAGAAAATCTGTTTGCAAAGATGTATTCTGTGCTGTACAATCTTGATAAACTGATTTAATATCTTCAACAGTATGTGCATTAAATGCCACCAATCCAACTTGTAACTTAGAGTCTTCATTAATAATGACCTGCTCACCAACTAAAAAGTCTCCAGATGTTTGTGATAAACTAAAAGCCGATGGTCCTGGTTTTGCAGATAAATATCCTGTTGCTCCACTGGAAAGACCTCTAACATACGAAGTTAATGGAACCTCTGATAGTGAATATGATTTCGCCAGAAATAAAGTAGTAAATGTTTGAATATCAAAAAGGTATAAGTCCCACTCTGTTGTATTTCCAGAATATGGTGCATCTGAAACACCATACCAATATACTCTTGCCTCTCCAATTTTTGTTCCAAGACCATTAGCGTTAGCCACTGTACCACCAGTTCCAGATCCATCTCTCCTTCTATTATAAAGTTCAATAATATTTGCCTGTGTTGTTTGGGCACCACTAGCAGTGGCACCAATGTTAATATATGGAACGCCGAAAGTATTATTTACTCTTATCAAACTACCCATCCTAAATGGAACTAGTGCTCCATCTACAGTTTTTGTAGTTCTTGGTTTTTGTACATCAATTACCGAGGTTCCATCTAAATTAATATCAAATCCTCGAACATACGCTGTTCCGGCAGAAACTCTAACACACATTAAATCATCATTTGGAATATTTCCTTGCTCTGTTCTGGTGCCCTCTCTAAAAAGTCCACCATCTCCAGTTTCACCATTTAAAGAATCTACTGCATCAATTTTAAATGGATTTACTGCATAATTACCAGACTCTTCAAAAGTTCTCTTAGCAAAATAATCTTTAATAATATTATAGTTTGATGTATTTTGAAGTTTTTTAATTTCTCCTTTATCAATTTTAACTAATTCAATAAAATTAGTATCATCATTATCTTGCAAAGATTTTTTTGCTAGTCTAACACTTATTTTTAATCTATCTGCACCAGGTGCTGCATAATTTGTAAATCCTTTTGCATTGTCGTTAAGAGATTCATTTTCATCTGATGTGATTATTTCCTCTAAAACATCAAATCCAACTCTATATGATGGTTTAGTGTCATAAGGATCCAAAACAATTAATAAGTTTGGAATATCTACAAAAGTTCCTCTAATAAAATAAACACCTTGTGAAACTCCAACCGCATATCCAGTTTTAGTGGCATCATTGGATACTATCGAAAATACAGTATCTCCTGAGTTTAAAGTTGTATTTCCATAAGTAACATTTTCTTCAAGAATTAAGACCTCACCATCCTCAAACTCAACTGTTTCATTATTTGTTCCGCTGCCACGATATTTTACTGCTAATGTTATCTGATCAACTCCTTCATTTGGAGGTAAAATGTATCCTTTAATTGTAGCAACAATTCCTGATTTTTGACCTTTTACTAGTGTCCCTCTCCCACTATTTGTAGAAGTTATCTCTTTTATATAAGTAGTTACATCGATGCCTAGATGATCATTATTAACTTTAACTGTTGTATAAGCAAAATCACAGGTTATTGAACCTGGAATCACCATAGAACCTTCTTTAAAAATATGACTACCAAAAGATTCTATTTGATTTTGTAGAATAGACTGAAGACCAGTTAGTTCTCTTGCCTGAACTGGGTATCCAGGTTTAAAAAGAACTTTATAAAAATTCTCATTTTTATTGAAGTCATCATAATATGGACTTACGTTGAGATTTGTCTTCTGTGGCATTGTTTAAAATTCCAGTACTATTTTAATGTCTTCTTTTTGACGTAGATTTCTACTAATTATTGGTCTATTATCGAGATAAATTATTTCTCCCGATCCTTTATTTATTTCAGGAGATGCCAACCCATTAGTAAAATTAACACCCAAATTAATTAATTTTGTTCCAGTTGGATTTGTTGTAATTCCAGAAAATCCAGAATCAATGGTTCCAGTAAATGAAGATGATGTCCCTCTAATTTGAGAAGATGTTGCTTCAAATGAATAAAATGCACCATTTGTGCTAATACCAACATAATCTTGCTGATCATTTGTTGTTTGATTATAATATAAAGATCTATCTCTAAAGTATTTTAGAACTTTAGTTTCATTATCATATGAAGCTACATATCCAACAGCTTTTCCACCACTTGCTAAAGATTGTTCAATTTTTTCACCAACCGTTGGAGTTCCAGAAACTGATGTAGTAGTAAATTTTAATGAAAATAATCCAGTAAAAGTATTATCTGTATATACTTGTGTTGATCCAATTGATGTTGGATTTTTTACAATTGCTACCTGGGCAAAACTTGTGTCTACTGGAAAATCTTTGGTGGAATCATCAAATCTAGCATAAACCAAAACTTTATCTGTTCCTAATTCTTTGTAAATATCATACCCATGTCCTCTAGATGGGGGAATAATAGGAACTAATTTTGCGCTAGTTCCTGTTGTATTTGAATTTAAAGATCCCAAATCAACCATGGCATAAGTATAATTTTTTCCACCAGAAACAACTATGGCATTGGTTACTTTTCCACCAGAGGTGGTCACCTTGACCCTACCACCAGTTCCATCTCCTAAAAGATTTACCTCTACACCAGAAGCTAATGCATAATTTGCACCACCTTTTTCAATATAAACTGTTTTGATTTGATTTTCATAAACAGTAGAGTCTGCAGCGTCTCTAATGGGTTTAATTTGAGAATCAGAAGTCGTTCCCCAATTGTTAGGGACTGTTATGTATTCTGTTGAGTCAAATTTAATAATATCACTAGGAGAAATTGTAAATAAGTATTTCCAAACATAACCATCTCCACTATCACCTGCTCTAGAGGGTTCTAAATCTGTAAAAGTTGGTTGATCTCGGGAAACATTTCCTTTTAGATTGGTGCCACTGGATCCATTTTCGATACAAATATAAACTCTAAACTCTTCATTCATTACATAATAATTTGCATCATATAATCTAGATGCATTTGTTAATGGACTTGGATTTACAATACTATAATCATCACGATACATTTCATATTTTGTTCCTACCGTCCAGTCTATTCTTCTAATTATTCTTCTAATATTAGATGAGGAAATTTTTTTTCCATAAAGAATGGTATCACCATTATGGTTTAAATTTGAAAAATTATCAATAGGTGCCGGAGAATTTTGATTCCAGGTCACTGTTCTACCAAAACCAACTTTTGCTGGATTAGGCAGTCCAACAGTCACATAATAAGAATTGGATGAATTATCAAATGAATCTACAAAATTACTAGCATTTAAAATTCTAAATTGATCAGTAACAATTGCTGACATCGTTAAACTTTTTTATGTATTTATATGCCATTATATTGATGGAATGGAATTATTAGAAAATTTTCTAATTCCTCCAGAGTCTCTAAGACCAAATTCTCTTCTTTGAATTTCTGGTAGAGATGATAATCCTGCATCAATAGTTAATCCAGTAACTCCAATTGAAATTGGATTTACTCTTGATGTGAAGTTGGTTATTCTTCCCCAAGAAACTTTGCCGCGAGGAGATAATATAGATCCAACTGTATTGATTCCAGTAGTATTGGTATTGGTATGTATATTACAAATTATCTCACAATCTGGTCCAGTATTTGTTTTTGTTCCAACAATATAAATGTTATCCAAATGATTTGTTCCAATTCCAACAATAGATGCATTTTCACTATTAACAGAAGTTAGACCACTACCAACAACAGTTTCATATACAAAAATTGGATATCCAGGTTGTAAATCGTTGGCATCTGATGCGTCGGCTCTAAAATTAATTTTTAGTGCAAGCGGATGTCCACCTATACCACTCGTTGTGCTAATTCCAGTGATAATTCCAGCAAATCCTTGAATGCCATTATCGGGAATACCATCAATATATTCAGTTTTTGCCTTTGGAATATCAATAATAACTTGTGGTGCGATTGAATACCCAAAACCAGGATTAGTTATTGATACCGAGGAAACAATTCCACCAGAAATAATAGCTTGAGCGGTTGCTGTTGTACCAATACCAACACCAGTTCTAGGTGGCGCCGCTATTTTAATTGGTAAGTTAGATGAATATCCAAGTCCGGGGTTAGTGATTGTTATCGCTGATATTGTTCCAGCAACCGATACAGTTGCTGTAAATGCTGCGGAAACTGGATTTGTCCCTTCAACAATTCGAGCATCGATAGTAGAAATGTTTATACCATAAGAGAAATCTAAATTTGCATTTTTAGCACCAATGATAGTGCCAGCGATTCCAGGTCTCTGAGGTGTTTCCTCCATGATAAAAAATCTTGCATCGTCTACAAATATTGCTGTGTCCGAAGAAGAAATATTTCCAATAATTTTTGCTGTTGGATAAACAAATGGTTCAAGAGAATCTCTATTTTTTGATATAAAAATTCCACCAACATACAGATCTTTTTTCTGTTTTGTCCACTCAAATGGGCGAAATATGCTATCATTAATTCCAGGACCGGTATAAGTATCTGTTTCAAGAGTATCAGATCCACTAAGTTCAGTCACAGTGCGACCTCTATCTTGATTTGAAGTTAATACGTGTAGTGGGTGTTCATAAACTCTGACAAGGTCTCCAATCTTTACAGTCTCATTAATATTAATAACTGAAACATCAACTCCATTTTGCCCAAGATAGAAGAAAATATCAACATCATCTCCAGCATCAGGAGCTTCTGTAAATATAAAACTTGTTCCTCCATTAAATTGATAAGCAACACCTGGAGTTTGCAATACACCATTAACAAATATTATTAACACAGCATCAAGATTTATTGCACTTGAAAGTGCATTACTTGCATCTATTTCAAAACTTAAAAGTTGACCATTTAAAAATAAAGGAAATCTTGTTCGAGATCCGTCTTGAAGCAAACTTATACTATCAATAAAATTCATCTCACCAAAAGACCATGATGATATTGAATCATTAAATGTTTCAACAACTTCTAGTTCAAACTCAGTGATTGGTTCATTATATCCAATAGCAGTTACAAGTCCGATTGGTTTAAATACATCACCAACTTGGAACGCATATCCTGGTCTTGCTATTTGAAAAGATTCAACTTGAAACAAAGATGCTCCAGCACCAACAATATAATCGTTTTGATTTACTGGTGTTCTTAAACGTCTTTGAAGTTCAGATCCAGGATTTGTATCATAAGAAATACCACTAGAGGTAGATCCAACTCCAACTATTCCTGATGCAGGTCCAATCTTAATATTCATTAATAAGTTTATTCCTGTATTGGTTGTTGATCCAATTCCAACTCTGGAAACGCCAACTACACTTAGATTTTCATAATTTGGCTCTGGTATTCTTATGTATGGATCATTATATCCACTACCCCCACTAACCACATTAAATGAAAGTGTACCACCAGCACCAACGGTTGCAGTGATGGATGCTGCAGATCCAACATGATTTGGATCGGTAACACCAATGGAAATGGTCCCTCTATACCCAGAACCATGACTTAGATCATACCAGGGGAAAACGGTGCCAAATCCAATATATGTGTGGGGAAGTGTGCTTGTTCCAACATTAGCTGTGAACGATTTCGCAGATATAATTCCAACAATATCATAAGAGTAATCTAATCCTGTTGATGGGAAGTAAGATATAATTCCAGCACTAGATGGACATGTAAATGCTAGTCCAACTAATTTAATTCTGTCTCCTCCACCAAAATTATGATTTGAATTTGTAGTTATTTCAATAATTCCTGTAATATTATTATATAAAGCTGTACTAATTGACTGGCCAGGACCGGTGTGAGAAATGCCTGTGATACTGGTAATAGATCCAGATGCATTTAAATTTGCCTTAACTTTTGCACCAACTAATGGTGCATATCCTAGACCTGGTGTAGAACCAAGGGATACAATGATTCCACCTCGTGGAAGTTGATTTTGATTGATGTCAAAATCTGATCTAATATAACTCCCATCTGTAGAGGTAATACCAGTAAATACAACACTAGAAATTCCAGAAGAACTTTGGAATTCATAATTATTTCCAGCATTATTAAGTGTAGATGGTGTTTGGAAAACACCATTAATAAACAAAATACCATTACCAATTGAAACTCCTGTGGTATTGATACCTTCAACGGTCATTCTATATGTTTGACCTATACCAGTAAATTCACTTGAAATATCATCAAATACCATATTAGTTGCATAATTTGATCTTAAAAATGTTCTACCACTAAATTCTGCTTTAACATATGGGAGATTACTCTGATCTCTTCTTCTTCTTGTATTTCCTTTTGGTGGATCAGTGAAATAAACCTCAGATCCAACAATATTGAATGATCCTTTATATAACTGAACATTTGCACCATCTGAGTGTGCTGTAGCTGTGGACCCAATTGATGCCCTTACAACAGACACTGTTGGGAATGTTGTAATACCACTTGATCCTGCCTGAATGATTCCACGGATTGGTCCAAGAAGGGCTCCGCCAACATTACTACTAATGCCAACTTCAACAACTTTCATATATTCATCATCAATTTTTAAAATATCTCTTGGTTGTATGGATGAAATACCACTGAGGTTAAATGTAGAAATACCAGATGTAATTCCGCCACTATTATATTGAAGTTTATGATTTACTGGGGTGAAGGTAATTGGTTGCTGCACAACGCCATCAAGAGCAATTACAGTTTTAGATAGTTTTTTAGTCATCTCAAGAGAATGGATATTTCCAACTCCAACATCGGTAAATGTTACCGCAATTCCTGATGCAGCAAAACTTTGTGTAGTTGCTAGTTTAAATGTATCTGGTGTTATGGCAATTGCAAAAACTTTTTCTGGCAATCTATTAGTAACTACTCCTAAATGATTTACTGTTGATCCTATGCCAACTGCTGTTTTTCCAATCCCAATAAACGAAGATCCAGGTGTATACACAAGTTCTTCACCTGTATTAAAGAAATGATTTGTAATAGTAAACAATCCAGTAGATAAGTTTAAAATACTAGAATTTGCTGGATTAAAAGTTTTTTTATAAATTGGAACATTGTTATGTTTTAAATCAAAACTAACTTTGTTTACTCTAGTTCCATTTTTTCCATCATAAGATGTGGCAAAAACTTTTTGATCTACAGTTTCATATACTAATGCTTCTGGCGGATTATCAAAATCAGTTTCAGTGTAAAAAACTTCATTAAATGATTGTGCAGTTATAATGTTACTAGTTGAGTCTGGATAAAAATTCAGACTAAATTTATTACCAATTATTTCTCCACCAAAAGTTCCAAGTCCAGAGGTATTATTTGATGGGGAAAATGGACCAGGAACAACGGTGACATTTATTTTATTTTGTAAAATAGATACTTGATGAAGTGCTAAACTACTTCCTAAAGAAACTCTAACAATTGAAGATGCCGATGTAAATTTATCAATATCATATGATCCTAAAGTAATTGAAGTAGTTCCAAATCCAACTTTAGATTCTAAAATTACACTCCTTTCAGTTTCCTCTGGTTGACCAGGGAAAAGGAATCTATATGTACCAATACCTGATGTAGTCGATGCAAAAGATACTATATTTGATCTCACATTTATTGCAGAAGAAATACCATTTCTAATCATGAATGAAACAATTCCAACCGAAGAATCGTAAACAGATGTTAGAATTCCAATTGACTTGGAACTAGAACTAATTTTATTATTATCAAAATAATATTCACTTAAATAAGTATTTGATCCGTCAAAATCTAACGCTGCTTCAACATAATTTGTTTCACCTGTAAATATATTTGTAATTTCTACATTTGCAAAAAGACCATTAAAAGTAGTTGCAGCAAACCCTGCTATTGTTCTTATACTGTTTGCTGTCCCTACACTAGAGACCCCAATTACATTAGATCCTATAAGTTTAACAGATCCAATAGTTTGTATTCCAATACCAGAGGTTTCAGATAGGAAAGTTTTCTTTAAAACTTTAATGTCATGATCTCTATCAAATATATCTGTTGGTGAAAAACGTAAAGTTTTTCTTCCAGAATCATCAGCATCCGCATCAAATTCCCCCAAAAGTTCTTTTGTAAATGAGGAATATTTTTCAAATAAGAAAGAATCATTTGATGTTGTCTGTAAAACAATTTCAGTTAATTGAGAATCAAAAGTATCCGGATCAAGAACTTGTATTAGATATTTTACTTGCTTATCTACAAAGTTTATTTCATCGATTTCGACAAATGCATCTTCAGATCCTTTGCTTGAAAATTTATTACTTATATCATCATGAATTAAAACTCTATTTGTTCTACATTGTGTATAATCTGTTAATTTTCTATTTTGTATTTTTAAAAATTTAGATTGAGTTGGATTGGTTCTGATATCAAAATCAACAGCATTATCAAAATTATTAATAGTATAAACTTTTTTCTCTTCAAAAACATCTAAAATAACTAGACTAGTTGTTGTTCCTGAAAATCCAACTGATGAGTTTGTAGAAGAAACAATCCCAACATCTGCAAAATTTTTAAGACCAGATGGATGAATAATACTATTAACTGGAGTTGAAAGATCTTTCCAGGTTATTGAACTTTTAATAGAATATGAAAGGTTTTGATAGTAATCATTATCTGGAGTTACTTGATAATCTTCATTTAGTTTTCCAATATCATTTTGCCAACCAAAATCTTTTCTTACTGCGTAATTAATATTAAATTTAGATTTATTATTTTGAATTGAAGAAATATCTCCAACAGATCCACTTTGTAATCCTCTGATTTTATTTCCTAATAGTAATTCATATTTACCTTTAACTTTAATATAATTTTTTTCAGATCTTGAAATAAAACAATCAACTTTAATAAATCCATTCCCTAAAT